AGGAGACGCAGCATTCCGCGAAGAACACCGTCAATAAATTGACACATGGGAAATAAGAACAGCGGGGCACGACCAAAGCCGACGGCGCTCAAGATCCTGCAGGGCAATCCTGGCAAGCGGGCGCTCAATATGGACGAGCCGAAGACACCGGAGGGTCCGGTAGTGAAGCCGGACATGTTGTCGCCAGGTGCGTCGGTGGTGTGGGACCGGGTGTCACCGGTTGTGCTGTATATGGGGACGTTGACGCCAGGGGATGTCGAGACGTTCGCGCGGTATTGCGAATTGCAAGCGACAGCGGACGAGTCGGCGAGGCAGAAGGGTGAACCGGGGTTCTCGTTGTTCCTGTATACGACGATGGTGGACTCGGCGGGGAATGAGCACCAGAACGTGAAGGTGCATCCGGCGATCAAGGTGGAACTCGAGACGTCGGTGAAATTGCGGCCGTTTTACGAGTATTTCGGGATGTGTCCGTCGGGGCGGGCGCGGTTGCATATCCCGAAGAAGGCGGATGAGCCGGTGTCGAAGTGGGCTGGGATTAAGTGACTTTGGAGCCTAAAGTGGTGCGGCCGTTCCAGCATATAGCTGGCCCTAACGACGAAGTGCCTCGTCTCCCACTACGGCATGAACCGACCAGCAAAGCACTGCGCTGGCCGTGAGCACTGGAATTCTAGCATGAAGCCGAACGCCGGATCGCAACGCGCCGTCGACGTGATTTCCAGGCTGACGCATACCGGCGACTTCGCCGGCCAGCCGTTTAACCTGCGGCCCTGGCAGGAGAAGGACATCATCCGGCCGCTGTTCAAGACGGGGAAGGACGGGCTCCGGCTGTACCGGTCGTGCCTGCTGATGCTGCCGCGGAAGAACGGTAAGACCGAGCTGGCGGCGGCGATTGCGATTTACTGCCTCTTGTTCGATGCGAAACAGGGCGAGATTTACCTGGCGGCGGCTGACCGGGACCAAGCCGGGAAGGTGTTTCAGGCCATGGTCGCCATGTTGGAAGCCGAACAGGAATTGATGGTGACGCACCAGATCGAAATCGTGCAGTCCCAGAAGCGGATTGTCTGTAAAGCCAATGGCTCTTTTTGTAAGGCCATATCGGCCGAAGCATATTCCAAGCACGGGTTTAACGCGTCGGTCGTGATTTACGACGAGCTCCATTGCGCGCCGAATCGGGACTTGTACGACGTGCTGGTGACGAGTCAGGGCGGACGGTTGCAGCCGTTGATGCTGGTGATTTCGACCGCCGGCTACGACCGGCACTCGATTCTCTGGGAACTCTACGCGCACGCGCGCAAGGTGCGCGAAGACCCGTCGCTCGATCCGACGTTTCTCCCGATTCTGTATGAAGCCGAACCGGACGAAGACTGGACCGATGAGAAGGTCTGGAAGCGGTGCAACCCGGCGCTCGGGGACTTCCGGAGCCTGGTCGACATGCGGATTCTGTGTCAGCGGGCGCAGCAGATCCCGGCGCAGGAGATGACGTTCCGGCAATTGTGTTTGAACCAGTGGACGGAGTCGTCGGCGCGATGGATTCCGCTGGCGGCGTGGGATGCGTGCTGTGTGGTGAGTGGCTGACGATTTATGCGTAAACCATTGATCTGGCCTCAGTCTTATGCCGCAGCGGATCGCATGATTAGCGTCATTTTGGCGCATGAATCAGGAGAATCATTCGCGTCGATTGGTCGCCGATTGGGCATTTCAGGTAAACGCATTCGTCACTTGTATTTAAGAGGTCATGCGAGCCGCACTGTTAGATGGAGGTGGTTAGAACGGATGGTTGAATTCAATAGAAGGCTGGTCAGTAATGAGTCTGTGGATATGTCCGAAGTGCAAGCTAGTGACTGCGCCTGAATGTGGTCCATGTAAAAAATGTGGTACTCCGACACAGTATGTGACGATCATCAATGTCAATGACCCGCGTTGACTACCGCCGCAGTCTCAAAGCCCGACGCTGTTACGTCGGCATGGACTTGTCCACCGTGAAGGACTTGACGGCGCTCGTCGCAGTCTTCCCCGATGGCGATGGCGGCTACGACGTCCTCCCGCAGTTCTTCATCCCAAAAGAGAACATCAAGGAACGCGCGAACCAGGATCGGGTGCCCTACGACCAGTGGGCGCGCGATGGCCATCTCGTCCCGACACCTGGGAACATCATCGATTACGAAGCCGTCCGGCAGCAGTTAAAGGACTGGTCCGCTGAATTCCAGATCCGGGAAGTCGCCTACGATCGCTGGAATGCGACCGACCTCGTCACTCGGCTGAAAGAAACAGACGGCTTGACGATGGTCCCGATCGGGCAGGGCTTCGCGTCGCTGTCGGCGCCGTCGAAATCGCTTGAGACGCTCGTCCTCTCCAAGCGCATTCACCACGACGGCCATCCCGTCCTGCGCGATTGCATCGCCAATGTTGTTGTCGAAAAGGACGCCGCGGGGAATATCAAGCCGTCGAAAGTCGCGTCAACGAAACGCATTGACGGCGCGGTGGCGCTCATTATGGCGCTCGACCGGGCGGAACATAACAGTGCGGTGAAGGCGCCGCCGGCGTATCAAATGATCATTCTGGGGGCGCCGTGAAGCGTCAGCCTGGTCGCCCGCTGGGATCCACGCGGGTTCTTGAACCGCGCACGAGTGTCTCTGTCTGGCTCCCCGCCAGTGCTCATGACCGGTTGATTAAGCTGGCCAATAAGGAAGAGAAGAGCATTTCCAAGACAGTCTGCGAGTTGTTGAAGCTCAAACTCCGCTAGTTTTTCCTACTAAATTAATTCGTTCGCGCGGGAACGCTGCACAGTAGTAGGCGTAGTGAACCGCGCCTATTCCATTCTCGACATTAAATCGGTGGATGCGGAGCAACGCATCATCGAGGGGATTGCGAGCACACCGACGCCAGATCGCGGCGGTGATGTGATGGACCCGAAGGGCGCGCAGTTCTCACTACCGATGCCGTTCCTCTGGAACCACAAAGATCCGATCGGGGAAGTCTTTGCGGCGGATGTGCGCGCGGACGGCATTCACATCAGAGCCAAGCTTTCCTCGCTCGCTGTTGATGCGCCCGCGAGTCTGAGAGATCGGATTGAGACGGCCTGGCATTCCATCAGCGCCAAACCACCCCTCGCGCGCGGGCTCAGTATTGGCTGGAGTCCCGTTGAAGCGGAGCCCATCAAAGGCACGCGGTTTACTCGGTTCATGAAATGGTTCTGGGGCGAAACCAGTGCGGTCGTGGTGCCGATGAATGCGGAAGCCACGATTACCGCGATTAAGCAATTCGACCAGGCCGCGTCAGGCCAGCACACGCCCGGCGTCACGGGCACGTCCACCACCCAGCGCGTGCAGAAAGACGCGCGAGCCATGACGATACCCGAACAGATCACCCAGTTTGAAAACACCCGCGCCGCCAAATCCGCCGCGCGCGAAGCCTTGATGACCAAGGCGGCCTCCGAGAACGTCACCCTTGATACGGAGCAGACCGAAGAGTACGACGGACTTGACCGCGAGATCAAAAGCATTGATGCACATCTCGTCCGCTTGCGCGATCTCGAGAAAGCGAATCTGGCGGCGGCGACCACGATCACGAACACGACGGAATCGCTGACGGCGACCGCGCTCCGCGGGGGCGTGACGATGCCGGTCATCACTGTCAAGCCCAATGTGGAGCCAGGGATTCCATTCGCCCGGATGTGCATGGCGCTGGCGGCCGGGAAAGGCGACTCCTATCGGACGCTGCAAATCGCGAAGCAGTGGAAGGACTCGACGCCTGAAGTCGAGCAGATGGTCGAGCACATGTGGCGGACGAAGGCGGCGGTCGCCGTCGGCACCACGACAGACAGCACATGGGCCGGACCGCTGGTCGTCACCCAACCGCTCAACGATTTCCTGGCGCTATTGCGGCCGAAGACCCTGCTGGGTCGGATTCCCGGCTTGAAACAGGTCCCGTTCAACATCTCGATTCCCACGCAGACCACCGGCGGGACGTACGCCTGGGTCGGGCAGAACAAACCAAAGCCCGTCACGAAAGCCGATTATCTGGCTGTGACCCTGGCATTCAACAAGGTGGCCGGGATTATCGTGTTGAGCGAAGAGCTCGTCACGCTCTCGACACCCTCGGCTGAAGCCCTGGTCCGCAATGAAATGCTCGACGGCTTGAGCGCCTTCCTGGATCAGCAGTTCTGCGATCCGGCGGTGGCGGTGTCGGCGGGCATCAACCCGGCCTCGATCACGAACGGCGCGGCGACAATCGCGTCGAGCGGTGTCACGGGTGCTGCGGCGAAGACCGACCTGGCGTCACGCGTGGCCGTGTTTGTGGCGGCCAACTACAACCTCGGAGAATCGGTCTGGTTGATGAACGAAGCGAATGCCTTCGGCATCGGCCTGTCGATCAACGGCCTCGGCCAGCCGTTGTTCCCAGGATTCACCGGGGATTCCTCGGCTCCTGGCCGCCTGATGGGCATTCCGGTGGTCATCAGCAACAACGTCGGTGCCCGAATCATCCTGGCCCACACGCCGTCGATTCTGTATGCCGACGAAGGCGGGATCCGGATCGATGTCAGCCGTGAAGCGTCCGTCCAGATGGACTCGGCGCCGACGGACACGGTCGATGCGACTACGGTGTATCTCTCGCTCTGGCAGCGGAACCTGATCGGCTTGAAGGCCGAGCGGATCATCACCTGGAAGGTAGCGCGGTCGACTGGTGTCACGTACATCACCACGGCGTCACCGTACAACGGGACGTAAATGCGCTTAGCGATTGGTGGGCCGACACGGGATACCGTGCCGGCCGCCTTCGCCGTCGATGCGGCGCATATCTACGCCTACACGCGCGAGCGGGGACCGTGGGGATCGGATGTGACCCTAGGTTTTATCCCGTCCCCGTACATTCACGTTGGGCGCGAACAGTTCTTAGAAGCGGCGATCAAACAAGGCGCGACACATGTGCTCTGGCTGGATACTGACATGAGCGTGCCGCGTGAACTCGCCGTGCTACTCGCGATGCATGACCAGCCGATTGTCGCGTGCAATTACCGGGTGCGTCAGCCATCTGGGCTGTTCACGGCATTTCGTGATGGCCTACGCATCCCGACACGGTCGGACTCAACTGGTCTGGAAGCGGTCGAGTATTGCGGGATGGGCGCGATGTTGATGCGGACGGATATCGTCACTGGCCTCGGCCGGCCGTGGTTCCGGCACGGACTGAATGAGTTTGGTGGCGACATCGGCGAAGACGTGATGTTTTGTCGCGGCCTAGGACGCGCCGGTTATACGGTGTATATCGATCACGACCTCTCGAAACTGGTGGATCACATTGGGCAGCATACGTACCGAACCGTCGAAGTCGAAACCGTACCCGTCTGACGGCATCGTGGAACTGCGGCCGCCTCCGGACTTCGGATTCAGTGGGACGGCCAAGTTTCTCGCGGTGGAGCAATCCGCGTTGATCGTCGAGTTGTTGAAACGCGGGTATACGAAGGTTGACCGTGCTGGCGGCTGATGTCGCGCCCGATCCCCTGACCGAAGGCTGGTTCAACCACGGGTCCAAAATCCTTGAACTCGTGAACACGCATCGGCCCAAGGTCTGTGTCGAGCTCGGCACCTGGCAGGGCGCGTCGGCGATTCCCGTCGCGCGGGCGATTCGTCGATGGGGCGGCACGTTGACCTGTGTCGATACCTGGGCCGGCACGGTCGATGGGAAAAACGTCCTGCAATCGCCGTGGATGCTGGTGCATTGTGCGCGCAACATGGCGGCGGCTGGCGTCAGTGGCAATGTCCGCCTGATTCCGTCGACTACAGCGGACGCGGCGCTATGGTGGACGCAGCCGATCGATTGTCTCTACATCGATGCCGATCATTCGTACGACTCGGTCCTCGCCGATCTGTGGGCGTGGGCGCCCTACGTCAAACCTGGCGGGCTGATTCTCGGGGATGACTACGGGAGCGACATGTTTCCAGGCGTGCAAGAGGCGTGGGACGAGTTCGAAGCGACGCAGAACTTGACATTTCAGCGGTACCAATCCGATCCGCCCGACCGTCACGGCGTGCAGTTAATTTACGGACAGATGGAAAGGCCGCCATGGCCAAGAAGCGCGTAACACCGGCGAAGACGAAACTGCGACCACGCACCACGACGAGGAGACACGACATCATGTCCGACGATACCTACTATCCACCGGAGCCTGCCGCGAGCAAAGCCGTCGATACGGTCACGGTCAAGGCGCTGAAGTATCACACGGCCGAGGGGAAGGAATACCAGGAAGGCGACACCTATGACGTCGACGCGTCGAAGGTCGATAACCTGGTCACGCAAGGCATGGTCGCGCTGGTCGAATGACACTTGAATTGCAACTGTTCGGGCGTCAGGTGAAGTTCCAGACGAAGGGGCTGAGCCTGCGCCCGCTCAGCCCGAGTCCGGGTGGCTGGTGGCCGATCATCCGTGAAAGTTTTACGGGCGCGTGGCAGAACAACGTCGAGATCCGCGCCCAGGACGTCCTGACGTACTCCGCCGTCTATGCCTGTGTCTCATTGATTGCTGGCGACATTGCGAAGCTCTGTCTCGACCTGGTGCAACAGGATGCCGATGGCATTTGGACGGAGACGGAGTCGCCGGCGTTTTCTCCCGTGCTGCGGAAGCCGAATCGCTACCAAACGATCGTTAAGTTTATCGAACAGTGGATCGTGTCGAAACTCACGCGCGGTAATACCTACGTCCTGAAGCAGCGTGATCAACGTGGCGTGGTGACGGCGCTGTATGTGCTGGATACATCCCGCGTGATTCCACTGGTCACGCCTGACGGCGCCGTGTATTACGAGATTACACGCGACGACCTGGCGGAAGTGCGCCAGGAACGGCTCATCGTACCCGCCAGCGAAATTATCCACGACATTATGTGTGCGCTCTATCACCCCTTGATTGGGGTGACGCCGATTTATGCCTGTGGGACAGCGGCACTCCAAGGGCTCGCGATTCAGAACAATAGCCATAAGTTTTTTAGTTCTGGGTCCAATCCCAGCGGCATTCTGACGGCGCCAGGGGCAATCAGTGACGAGACGGCGACGCGGCTGGCGACCTATTTCAACACCAATTTCTCTGGGGACGGGGTCGGGAAGGTGGCTGTCGCCGGTGATGGCTTGAAGTACGAGCAACTCACCATGACGGCGGTCGATGCTCAACTGATTGACCAGTTGAAGTGGACGGCTGAAACGGTGTGCTCCTGTTTCCATGTGCCGGCCTATATGGTGGGCGTCGGTCCTCCTCCCCCCTATGCGAATGTCGGTCCGCTGATTCAACAGTACTACTCGCAATGTCTGCAAAGTCTCCTCGCGTCACTCGAAAAGTGCCTCGATGAAGGACTCGGCTTAGGCAAGACCTTCGGGAATGCCTACGGGACGGCCTTCGACACCGACGATCTGATCTGGATGGACGCCGTGGCCCGTGTGGACTCTGCGAAGACTGCGATTGGTGGGGGCCTCTCTCCCGATGAGACCCGCGCGAAGTATTTCGGTCTCGGTCCTGTTCCGGGTGGCGATCAGATTTACATGCAGCAGCAGATGTGGCCGCTGAAGCAATTGGCGGAACGGGATATTCCGGTGCCGACGAATACATCGGGCCAGGGATCGCCGCTGGTCGCGGCTGCAGATACCAGCATGATGGACCAAGCGGCGAGTCTCCGTGGACTGTTACGGAAAGAACTGGCGAGAAGGCGAGCCGCATGACACCAGAAGACATTTCCGTCGCGATTGCCGATATCGTGCAAGACCACGTCACGTTATCCATCGCGCCCTTGTTGTCTGATGTGAAGTCCTTGCAAGTGCAGGTGGCTGGATGGGAAGCCCGCTGGAACGACTTAGGCGCTCTCAGAGAACGGCTCGCCGTGGTCGAAGCGAAGTCTGTCCTGCCAAGCCCGGTAGTGGCCACGCCTGAACCGGCGATCAATTACGGTCCATTTATGGAGCGCGTCGCGGCGGCTGAGGCGCAATTGAAAACCCTCGGCGATATCCGCGATCGCGTGGTGACGGTGGAGACGAAGGTCGCGACGCCGCCGCCGGCGGTAGATTTGGGCGATCTGCCGACTAGGCTCGCTGCTGTGGAACTGAAGTTAGAGCTCAAGGCTGCGGAAGTGCTGCCGATCGTCTCATCGCTCGGGGAACTGACCAAGGACATCGGCGCCATGCGCGAACGGATCGCCGTCGTGGAAACGCGGCCAGCCGTTCCAGGTCCGAAGGGCGATCCCGGTGACCCAGGGAAAGACGGCAAAGATGGCGCTCCTGGCTTAGCTGGACTCAGTTACGAGGGTGTCTATCAGGAAGGCAAGTCCTACGACGTCGGTAACCTGGTGACGTGGGGCGGGTCAATGTGGCACGCCAATGACACCACGACCACGAAGCCTGGTGAGGGGTCGAAGGACTGGACGTTGACAGTCAAACGTGGCCGTGACGGCAAAGATGGCCGGGACGCCGTTGACGCCGTGCCGGTGGTAGCGGTCGGGCGTCGCTGATGGCCAACTACGTAACGTTGGCTGACGCAAAGCGTCATCTGCGCGTCGACGACGATAACCAGAACGCCGACGTCTATATGAAGGTCGTCCAGGCGACCGGCATCATTGCCGATTACCTGAAGAATCGGCAGATTGCGATTACGTCCATCTCCGCGGCGAATCCCGCTATCGTGACGACCACGGTCCCGCACAGCCTGACCACCGGGACGACCTATACCATCATCGGCACGACCACGACCCCGACGGTGAATGGCTCGCAGGCGGTGACCGTGCTGAGCCCGACGACGTTTAGCGTGGGCGTGAACGTGACGGCTGGGCAGAGTACGGCGGCGGGCACGATCGGATCGCCGTCGTGGACCGATGCCAACGTGCCGGCGCACATCCAGGCGGCGACGCTCCTCGTTCTGTCGCATCTGTATGAACACCGCGGTGACGACATGACCTCGGACGATCTGTTGTGGCAAGCGGTCGGACGGCTGTTGGTCCGGTCGAGAGACCCGGCCCTGGCATGAATATCGGGGCACTACGGCAACGGGTCGCGCTGGCGAATTCGCCGACGACGACGGACGACGCGGATGGCTATTGGGAGCCGCTGACGCCGGAGTTTGTCGCGGCAGCGATTCAGCCATTGGCGCCTGGCGGGGACGAGCATACGGTGACGCATCAAGTCACGATTCGCTATCACTCCCAGGTCGCATCGGGGCATACGCGGGTGCAGTTTACCGATCCACGTAAGGGCTACATCCGCGAGCTCCGCGTGACGGGTGTGCAAGACGTCGACGAACGACACGAAGAGATGCGGCTATTGTGCGAAGAGGTGACCCCGTAATGGGTGTCCGTCTCCAATGGACCGGCCTCGAAGAGTTTAAGCAGGTATTACGAAACCTGCCCGAACACCTGACGACCGAAGCCGCAGAGATTGTCGTCAGTGCCGCGGAAGGTGCCGGGACGACAGTGCAGACGAACTATCCCAGTCGGACGGGCAACCTCAAACGCGGCGTCCGCGTCACGCGGAAGCAAGACAAGGTGTCCGTCTCGGCCCGGGTCGAGAGTCGGGCACACCATGCCGTCATTTTTGAGAAGGGGACACGGACCCGCCGCACGAACCGCGGGTGGAATCGTGGACGGATGCCGGCGGCGCCGAGCGGGGAAGCCATGATCCCGACGGTCATTCGGGCTCGGCAAGCGATGCTCTTGCGCCTCATTGCGTTACTCGAGCGCGAAGGCTTCCTGGTGGCGAAATGAGCCGCGACGTCCTCCTCTACGGGCTCAGTCAGTCCGAAGAGTACGCCTATCTCATCAACTGGATGCAGACGACGCCAGGACTCCATGAATTCCCGGCGCCGGATTACCACCGGGTCCAATTGGAGCATTGGGTGTGGTCGCATCGGGACGATCTCGGGAAGGACATTCTCGACGTCGGCGTCTACAACCCGCGGTGCTATCTCGGCGACGGCTACGTCAC